AGATGGCTTGATCTTCGGATCGGTGTAACGATACGCAATGCACTTTCTGTTTTGAATCGTGCAAAGCATGACCCGAGGGATCCGCTCTGAGGACTGACCTAACCCCGCAATGTCTTGTTCGATTACCTCCTCGTTCTTCTCGATGGTCGTTTCGCTTGCTGCTGCTTCCCTATCTTCGATGTCATCGATTATTGCAAGAGTTGGTCGCCTGCTTCGATACTTAGTACCTCGGATCGCACCATCGATGCCCAGAGAGTAAAGCACCTGGCCGCATGAAGCAGGCTCGATCTCTTTAGGCCAATCGGGGATCTGCCCGCGGTTGATCGTAGGGAAGACAAAGAATTCCGGCCCGATGACGATGTTGGTAGGCATTCCGCCGCAAGTCTGCATCCGTCCGCGACTTGACCAACCGCCAACAGATTGGAATGGGATCCCGATTTCAGGATAGTCCGCAATGAACAAATCGTTTTGCTGCAGTTGCTCAACTAGGTCGCGCACCTCCTTTTTTGCTTTGTCGGCGTTCTTGCCAATGACGACAGGAAATGTCGATAGGCCACGCACCATAAGGAATAACGCAACGCGAATAGATAACGTCGTTTTCCCTTCGCCCCGAGGCCCTGCGATACCTTGATCCCCACCGTACTTGGCCGCGTCGATGATTGATTCGATCATCGCTAGACGGTCGCTAGTCCATGCCTCAAAGAACTGGGATCCGAAATAGGTCGAAAGCCAAATCTTCGCGTCTTGTTCGCTGTCGATCCTTCGCTGCATGTTCGCTGGCCTTGGAATCGCTATGTCACGTTCCGCTGCCCTCTTTCGAGCCATCCTCTCCGCGTCCTTCGATTTCCTCCCCGTCGTATTCGTCAACGATGAGGCCATCGACGACGACACCTGATTCAGCCGAGAGCCTAGCAACCTCTCCAGGGCTGAGTTGTCGAGCGAGTTCCACCAATCGCTGTCTGCGTTCATGCTCATCTGCTTGATCCATCCTCTCTTGCTGGACGTTCAAGGAATCCGCCGCCATTAGAGCCTTGGCCGCTGCGGTCTTTTCCCGTGGCGAAGCGTTTTTGTCGGCAACAATCGCCAAAAGGGAAAACATGATCTTTTCCCGATACTCTGGTTTTATTGGCCATCGCTCACGCAACGCTCTCTCCCATAGTCGAGTCTGACGGACTGTCATGAAGATTCAAAAGCGTTACGGTCGGAATCGCACCGCCCCTTCTCGGCTGGATTGCCGAGCGTGCCGCTGTCAGCACTTGTAACGCGTTTAGGGTATGGTTTCGCTAGTGATTGTATCTGCTTTCGCATCGCATCATCTAGGGGCATTAGGTAGCGATGCTTGCCGCAGATTTTTCGCTTGACGGCTCCTTTCGGGACTTTGGCTACAGATGCTGAGCCGCCACCAAACTGCTGCCCTGTAAACGCCCTTTTGTTTAGTCGCTTTCCATTTAACACCCACTCAAAACCACCGGAACTCCTGCCAGCGTAAACCCAGTTACCTGCTTGGTAAATGCCTCCGCTGTGGCCTTGCTCCGGATCAGCAAATGAAACAATCATTTTGAGCCCAGGGGATTTTGATTTTAGGAATGCAATGGCAATCTTGACTATCCTGCTTACTTGGGTTTTATGCTTGGTCAATGCAACCCTAACTAATTCGCAGCATTCGCTGATCCCAAGGCCATAGGGACTACCTAAGTTCCTGTTCATCCCCCACGCAAAGATCACAACGCCGATAAACCTGCCGCCTTCCCACGCCCCTATTTTGACCATTTTTCCCACTGGGAGCGACTTGCTGTAGTGCCAGTTCTCACAAGCATACTTTGCCGCCTCATGCGTTGCCCAATCGATTTTCAAATCAGCTTTGGTCACGGCAATCAAAGTCCTTTTGGCAATGAGGACAAGTAACGATCTTTTCTGCTAGCGTGTCAAGTTGGCCTTGATCGTCTTCGGTTCCTGGCTCAAAGTTGGCTAGCATCGCCTCGATTTCCTCAGTCGAGAAACCAGCCGCGTTTGCTAGTGCCTCATCGTCGGTCAGCAAGCCGCTTAGCTGGGCCGCTAGGATATCCGAATCCCACTGGGCTAGTTCTGCTGTTCGGTTGTCTGCAATAGCGTAGGCGATAGCCTCAGAGCCCTTTAGCGATGTCTTGACGCACTCGATCGAATCCCACCCAAGACGACGAGCCGCCTCTAGTGTTCCATTTCCTGCCCGAACGATGTTGTTCATGTCGATGACAATCGGCTTTTGCTGACCGAACCGGCGAAGCGACGCGACGATGGATTCTATATTTCGATCGTCGTGCTTCCTTGCATTGGCAGGATCGTTGCTAAGGTCTGCCACCTTGATCTTGATAATTTGCATACCGCCCCCCTTACCCCCCTGCGAACAAATTAGCGAACAGACGAACTTTCTCTTGTTTTTTCGTGCTAATGGTCTGCGTACCAAAAGCCCATGTCGCCGGAAGGACCCCAAAATAGGGGGGCGTAGCTGTCATCATGTTTGCTTCTCCTGCCACTCAGCATTCTTGCCACTCTTGACGCGTGTTATCTCAGTCCCGCTAGCCGATGCAATCTCGACTGACCAATCATACCAACCAGGCCGGAGCAATCCAGTAACCGCCTTAGATACATCAAATCGAAGCGTGACGTTCCCACTGCCTGCATCGATTACAGTACCGCTTTGAATGAATGAATTAACCCCTTGGTCGTCTTCATATCGCATCCCGAATCTGGCCGTTGATGTTGCAATCGCGAAACCAGGCGGAAGCGCAACCGTCCAAGAGAACGCTCTGCCGTTGGCGTTGAGGTAATCATCCCCGATAATCAATGGGCTTGCCAACTGACCCGTTGCTGTAACCGGAGTCGATACCGTCACCGTCCCGCCTGCTTGAATCAATGCTGTCTGATCCCTAATCTCATCGAGTATGCCCACCGCTGGATCCGTCGGCGTTGTTCCGCTTGTTGGTATGCCGAGAATCGACCTGATCGCTGTCCGCTCGTTGGCTGTCCAATCCGTTCCACCGCCACCGCCGCCCGCAGGGGCCATCTCCAGAGCGATCGTATCGAAACGGAATTGCCCAGCCCCGTCGCTCTCAATCATGCTATCGAGCCTGCTAAGGGCCTGAGTCGCTGCTACCGCGGTAGCGATCTCAGTAGCCGCATCCGATGCCAAGCCCGCCGCCGTAAACCAATTAGCAGAGAATGCCGCTGAGGTGACAACGCCCGCCTGCAAAGCGTGAATATCTGCTGCGATATGCCCGGATCCCACGCCGGTCACTTGAACCGATCGATTGTTGTTGTTGCTTATCAAGATGTGCTTACCGAAGCTATCGGTAACCCATGTTGCAGTCGTCAACGCATTCCAAACAATTCCCGCAATCGGATCGCCTGCATTGTTCGCTGTCAATGCACCCGCGTCTAGTTCGTAAACCAAAATCACTTCGTTTATTGCCCCGCCTGGATCAATCCCCAATGCTCCGAAGTTAGCCGGAAACGTCACGCCACTTATCAAGCCGACCGAGCCTGTCACGTTGCCGGTTAGATTCCCAGTGATTGCAACCGTCCAGCTTGTCACTTGAGCCAAGCCATCAGACGCAAGCTTGAACCCTGTTTTATCGTTAACCGCCGCCGTGTAGCCTGTCTTGTCACCGTTGGTCTGCACATAAACTCGACCGCTAACGCTCGATTCCGATGTAACCACCGTGACACTAGCAGGAATACAACCAGTCTTTTTGGCGATCAATACAAACGACGTATAGTTGGTCTCTGCTTGCGTCGGAGTGTAAACCACTACACCATCGGTCGAGTAAGCAGTCGTCCCGCCACCGTCAGCCTCAGAACCTCCGAATGGCAAGACTCGAACCGTCACGCCCGATGTTTGCACCGCTCCATCGCTGATCTGAACGACAGCACCAATCGAGACTCTTTCAGGACTCGCCGCATTTCTAGGATACATTTCCAGCCCCTATTAAACGTGAATTGTTTCGAGCCCAATAAGCCCTGAATCCGCCTGCTTGCTCCGCATATCTTCGCCTGCGTCTTAGTGGCATGTTTCCGCGACCGACATTGTATAACTGACGCACTTCGCCCGCTGTCAATGCTCGGTTGTAAATGCGAATGTCATCTATCTGGCCAGCAAGGAAAAATTGATTCGTCGTTACAGCTCCTATGGTTGTGTCAATTGCATTCAACATCGAACCAATGGCACTGTTAAGCACCGTCGTCGTAGACACTTGCCGACCATCGACAAACAGCGAAATACCAGATGCATTTGAGTTGCCCGTGTAAGTAGCCGCAACGTGGTGCCAATTACCATCAGACACACCGCTTGCAACAGACGTAACGATTATCGCGCTTGATGTGCCCTGTAAAATCAACCCAATGACATTTGCACCTTCGATTGAGAAATACCAACCGGCAAGCACTCGCTTACCAATTATCCCGCCTGAACTCGCGGTTGTTTTTATCCAAGCAGATATTGAGAAACGACTAGAAAAATCGATTTGAAAAGGAGATCGCTGCCCGAGGTTAACAT